GCCCTGTACCATACCACTGAGGTTCGGGGTGGGTGTAGATGTTATGCGAGATGTTATTGTCAATGCAGAGAATTTGGGCTTAATCTCTAAGGCTGGCTCGTGGTATTCGATACCATCATTTGGAGACGAAAAATATCAGGGTGTTCATAAAATACATAGTTTTTTACAAGCTAATCCTGAAAAGGCAGATGAATTGGAAAAGAAGATCCGAGAATTGCTGTTGCCAGATGTTGTATACAAAGTTAAGCCATGATTGATTTATCTAAACAAAAATTTGGAAGATTAATCGTTATTGAAAGAGTGGAAAATTATAAGTGGTTATGTAAATGTGATTGTGGTATTGAAAAAATTATTAGAGGCAGTAGTCTTAAGAGTGGCGACACCAAAAGTTGTGGTTGTTTAGCAAAAGAACAATTAATCAAAAGATCAACTAAGCATGGACATAATAAAAAAGGCAAACAAACTAAAATTTATCAATCATGGCGACATATGATTGAACGATGTACCAATTCAAATTATAGCGAATATCAATATTATGGTGGTCGCGGAATTACAGTTTGTGAACGCTGGTTAAATTTTGAGAATTTTCTTGAAGATATGGATGAACCACCCACCCAAGAGCATTCGATTGACAGAATTGATAATGATGGAAATTATTGCAAATCTAACTGCCGATGGGCCACAAAAAGAGAACAAGCAAGAAATACAAGGAGAAATCTTTTAATTACATTTGACGGGGAAACACAGTGCTTGATGTGGTGGGCGGAAAAGTTCAACATCAATTACCACACTCTTTATAATAGAATTTACAGAAATGGTTGGCCAATCGAAAAAGCTTTAACAACACCAGTACAAAAACGGAAGCAATATGAATGTGCAGTTGACAAACGGACGAGTAATAAACCTCCAGATAAAAAACAATCGACTAAAAGTACAGTCTAAGTCTAAGTCGAAATTTCAATATGGGGTGGGGCAAAAACTCAAAGAAGAATATCCATACGATTTCATTTTCGAAGAAATACAAATTCCGGGCGATGGATTGATTTTGGATTTTTTTATACCGTCTATGAAGTTAGTGGTGGAATGTCATGGTAAACAACATACAGAACATATTAAACATTTTCATAAGACGAAACGCGATTTCCATAATCAACAAGACAGGGACAGCAAAATGAGAGAGTGGTGTAAACTAAATGGTTTTAGATTAGTCGAGGTCTTTTATGGCGACTGGAAACCTTCAGCAAGATTTTGAAGCATACAAAGAAAAGCTGGATCAGTGGATAAACTTTCTCGGTTTACCAAAAGTAGAACCAGAGAGATCCAAAGTAGAAGAAATATTGGAACTTCCATTTGCAATCTTACAAACTTTATCGTATATTGAACTAGCAGAATTTGCAGTTATGTTATCTCAATACGCATTATTCTTACAAAAGAAGTCCAATGAGGCACAAGCGTTTCTGGATTGGGCAAAGGCAAGTACAAACAGATTTATGAGTGAGGATAAGGCAAAGTTGATTGTGTGGGTAAGGAATATCAACACGAGACTTACAATGGTTGCATACTTAGCTCGTCGGGTAGAAACTATGGTAAACTCACTCAGCAATTTAAGCAGAATGAAATACAATACGGAAAGGAACTGATATGAATCCATTGAACAAAATCGGAGAGGGCATAAAGAAACAAGATTGGGGCTTGGTGTGTGAAGGTTATAACGCCATGGCTGGTCAAGATTTATCAGTGCCAACTCAGATCCCAAAAAACGATACTTTGACAGGCATGTCTGCATTGGAACTTTTTAAACAACATATTCAACAATCAATTGCTGAATTTGAGGTTTTTCCGACACCGATTGATGAGCCAGACACAGAAAGTGGTGCTATAGAGGAGGACGATCATGATAGGACGCAGCCCGCAGACGATGATGAAGAAAATGTAGATTTTAAGGCGGTTACATCTGAAGGGGATGGCGTTGGGCTTTACGGAAATAAGACTATGCTTATTACAGAAACACCGACAGCAAAACAGGTCGAGATAAATAAGAAGCGTGCCGCTGATAGGGAGACGCCAAAGGTATCTAGACCACCGCCCAAAACACATGAGGTTGAATGTACTGATTGTGGAAATACTTTCGACTCTCCCGTGAGGGCCGGTGAGTTTGGACAAAAATGTCCTAAGTGCTTAAGGTCTACAAACAGGGAGCGCTAATCCAGGTGTCTACAGATATCGATCAAAGCAACTTAAAAGACCCAGGACTTGAGCGTTCTGTGTTATCTGGTGTTCTGCAACACGGCATAGGTCTTGTGCTTGATGTCCTAGAGATTTTAGGTCCAAAAGACTTCCACTACATGTCCAATCAAAAGATCTTTGCTATCGTTAAATATTTGATTCAAGAGAAGGGTTGCACCGAGCTAGACGTGCCAACCATACTGACCGGAGCCAAGGCGTTGGGATACGACGATCTGTTCGACAAACGAGAAAGGTCTGAGTATCTAGCAATGCTGTTTGAATCAACACCATCTCCCTCTAATACTATGAAGATGACTGTTTCTTTGTACACACTATCGCTCGCTCGTAAAGCTATCAATTGTTTAACTAGCACAGCAAAAGATTTGGCGCAAATCAGTGGTGATGAAGAGATTGAGACCATCATAGCCCAAATAGAGGAACCCATTTTTGAGTTCACAGGCAAAGTGATATCAGACGGCAATGATCTCAAATCCATGGGTGAAAATTTTGCAGTAGCAATGAAGGCCGTATCAGAAAATCCACAAGATATTGTTGGAATTTCTACCGGATTTTCCAGGTGGGATCAATTGATAGGTGGAGGTCTTAGACGTGGAACCGTAAATGTCGTATGCGCAAGGCCCAAGGTTGGCAAAAGCATGTTTTGTTTAAATATTGCAAGAAATGTTGCTTTTGGTGGGCTTCCAGTGCTATACTTAGACACTGAGCTGACTCATGAAATTCAAAGAGATAGACTTATATCTTTGATTACGAAAGTCAAACTTGACCATATTGAGTGTGGAACATTTGCTTCTATAGAGGCAGAGAAAAAAGCGGTGTGGGATGCAGAGCAAATCATTACCGATCTGCCCATAACACATTGCTCTATAGCAGGGCAATCTGTGCAGTCGATTATGTCTATAGCGAGACGGTGGTTGAGTAAGTATGTGGGCTTCAATGAGTTTGGTAAGGCCAACCCGTGCTTGATTATTTATGACTATCTCAAGTTAATGTCTAGCGCAGACATAAACAACAATATGGCTGAACACCAGATGTTGGGATTCTTGATGAGTTCATTTCATAATTTCGCAGTGAAATGGTCATTGCCCATATTGGCAACGGTCCAGCTAAATAGGGAGGGTGTTGGTAAAGACGGTGGAGAATTTATAGCCGCATCCGATAGGATCTTGTGGTTGTGTTCTAACTGTAGTATCCTCAAGGGGAAAACACCAGAAGAGTTTGCTGAAGACCCCCCCAAAAATGGTACGAAAAAATTGATAGTTACGGACACTCGTTTTGGTCCAGGTATGGAAGAGGGCAACTATATAAACATATATGATCACCTAGAGAAGGCTGCGTTTGAAGAAGGGCTAAGTTTTAGTGAGCATGTGGCTAAGGGGTTTGAGCTTAATGAAACAGAAAAATCCTAGAAAAAGAATAGATCTTGTTGGACAAAAATTTGGTAGGTTGGTTGTTCTGCAATTTATAGATAAAAATAAATGGAGAAGTTCTTTCTGGTTGTGTAGATGTGACTGTGGTAAAGAAAAAATTATTTTAGGGGATAGTCTTAAAAATGGTGACACAAAAAGTTGTGGATGTTTAAATATAGAAAAATTGACAAAACATGGCCATTGCAATAAAAACGGTAAATCATCTGAAATTTATGCAATATGGCAAAGTATGATCCAGCGATGTACCAACCCTAATCATAAAGCTTATTATAATTATGGTGGACGTGGAATTACAGTCTGTAAACGATGGAAAAATTCGTTTGAAAATTTCTTTAAGGACATGGGAGAATCGCCAAAAGGATATTCGATTGATAGAATTGATAATGATGATAATTATTGTAAATCTAATTGTAGGTGGGTAACAAGAAAAGAACAAATGAGAAATACAAGGAGAAATCGTTTAATAACACACAAGAAAAAAACACAATGTCTAATAGAGTGGGCAGAAGAAACTAAAATTCCATATCCAACTCTTTGGCAGAGAATTTTTAAATTAGGCTGGTCAATAGAAAAAGCTTTAACAATCCCAGTGCAAAAACGAAAGAAAGCATCAGTATGAAATTTACACCACAGGAAATATCATTCATCCAGGATCGGGCGCACGAACGCGTCACAGAAATTTTCGATACCCTTGGCTGTGATTACGCAATGGGAAATGACTACATTCAGTGCGCC